GGGGGTTAATTCTCCCGCCGTTAAATTCTTCTTTACATTTTCCCATTAATTTGAGATACTTATCAAAGATCAAAAAAGAAAGCAGGTATCATGACAAATTTAAATCCACGTGATTATATTATTGATAATTCAAAGTTCGATGAGCTATGCATTCACGGCATGCAACGCCTCCAAATGTCTACGGCATTGAACGGGTTGAAGCTTGAACTATCAACGGGCATGAAATTGACCGCAAAGGCTAATGTCCTTGAAGTTATAAGGCGGACGGTTGTTGATTTGCCTAAAACAAAAAAGACCGCTTTTCGTGGTTTGGTAGAATTTGGATTTTTTAAAAAGCGGGTTTAATTCCCGCTTTCCTTTTTCCCATAAATATGAGATAATCTTCTCATGATCAAATTAATTAACAATTCAACAAATAGAAAAACGGGCGCGATTGCCACGACGTACAGAGCGGGCGGACGTGATGTTTTTTCTACATGTCCTAATACGTGCGCATTAAAGCCAATTGATAAACATGGATCAAACAAGATTGATCAAGTTTATTTAAAGGCTTTAAAGCGTGCAGTAGTTCGGGGCGGTGTTTCGTGGACTTATTCGCATTTTAAAGATTTACCCGTGAATAAAGAAAATGAAACAGTAATCAATCAATCTACTGACACAATCAAAGAAGCGCTTGAAAATTTCAACGGCGGTAAAGAAACGGTTTACACTGCACCCGCTACAATGACAGATAAAGTTGATAATATTGACGGCGTCAAGCTTGTGCGTTGCCCCGCTGAGTATAATGAAAAAATCAATTGCCGTAATTGCGGGAGTGGTAAACCGTTATGCGCTAGGCTGAACCGTAGTTATATAATTAAATTCGTAGCGCACGGTAATCAAAAGAAAAAAATTGGCGTCCAAGATTTCAAAGGCGGTTGCTATGCTAATTCGGGGCATACGCGTTTCGCGTGGCAAGATACTCAAAAGCGCAACAAGTCAAGCTATTCAGATGCGGAACGTTTAGCGGGCTGGGTGAAAACTTTACCGCACGGCACGTTTATCCGACATCATATTGCGGGAGATATTGGCAATGAATAATTCATTATTACTATTAACTATTTCATTGACGTTTTATATATTTGCAATATTTGGGGGGCTTTGATTGTTTTTTTTATTCCTTAATCCTTTGGGCGCCGTTCTTTTGGCGCTCTTAATCCTAACATTTATAATATAAACCTAAATTATTACGATCAGATAAGACGGGAAAAATGGGGCTATTTTCAAAGCTTAACAAGCCCCGCCCCGTTGTCCGTTGTCCGTGCTAAACTTTCAGAAAACATTTGATTAATTGTCCCATTAATATAAGATTATCTCATGATCAAAAATAGTAATATTCAGCCGTTGAAAATTCTTAGCGTTGCTGATTTCTTAAATGGTGAAATTACCATTAAGAAAGTGTTCCCCGTTTCCGCGGTGGAATTATTCATTAAACACCGCAACGCGAACGGCGGAGCTATTCGCAAAGGCGGGGACATCATCCGCAAAGCGCTTAAGAATACGCGCGTCTCTGTTCCGCGGTACGCGGTTAATGACTTCAGAAAACTGGTAAGGCGCACGGTCTAACCAGTCAATAATCTCACGCCCCGCGCTTCACGGCGCGGGGTTTTTTTTGGTTCAAAGCTAGGGTGCGACATCATTGCATATTGACACTATATCTAGTATGCTTTAATCGTTAATTTTTAACATACTATATCTAGTATGTGACCCGTGTTGCGCGGTACTACATCTTGTGTCAATGTGACATATTGTCGCAGGCACAACAAACGACCTACTACATCTTGTGTCCATGTGGCATAGTGTCGCAGGTAGGGTACCTTGGAGCACGGACAACGCAACATATAGTGTATCGACGACCCCCGACCCCCTAAATATGGGGTGTGACATTTTGTCGCAGGACTACGGGCCATGTTTTAGATATACAATAGGCGCAATATACTTATGGCATATAAAACCGAAGCAGAACTACAAGAAGAGCTAATCACACTCCAACTAGATAAGCTAAACAAAGCGGAGAAACAATTTATCCCGTTCGTAAAAACTGTATGGCCTGAGTTTGTTGAAGGACCCCACCACATAAAAATCGCAAAGCAGTTTGAAAGGATTGCTAGTGGAGAAATTAAAAGATTAATTGTAAACATGCCACCTCGACACACAAAGTCAGAGTTTGCTTCCTATCTCTTTCCCGCGTGGATGGTGGGCCGTAATCCGAAACTCAAGGTCATTCAAACCACACACACTGGAGAACTCGCTGTGAGGTTTGGTCGTAAGATGAAAAACCTTATTGACACAGAAGACTATCGCACGGTCTTTCATGATGTGCGAATTAAATCAGATTCTAAAGCTGCCGGTCGTTGGGAAACGAATCATGGTGGTGAATACTACGCTGCGGGTATCGGCGGTGCTATTACAGGTCGTGGTGCTGATCTATTGATTATTGACGATCCTCACTCCGAACAAGATGCGTTATCCGAGACCGCGATGGACTCTGCCTATGAATGGTATACCTCGGGTCCTCGTCAGCGTTTACAACCGGGTGCCGCTATTGTTTGTGTCATGACGCGTTGGAATACAAAAGATCTTACGGGTAAATTAATTGATGCTCAGGCAAAAGATGTCAAAGGTGATAAATGGGAAGTCATTGAGTTCCCTGCTATACTACCCACAAACAAACCTGTCTGGCCTCAGTATTGGAAGCTCGAGGAACTCGAAGCAGTCAAAGCCTCGTTGTCGATTGGTAAGTGGAATGCACAGTGGCAACAAAATCCGACAGCAGAAGAAGGTTCTATTATCAAAAGAGAGTGGTGGCAATTATGGGAACATGAAGAAAAACCCGATCTTGTTCACATCATTCAAAGTTATGATACAGCATTCAGTAAAAAAGAAACGGCAGACTTTTCTGCGATTACCACATGGGGTGTGTTCTACCCCCCTAATAAAGGCCCCCACTTAATATTGATGGCTGCCAAAAAGGGACGTTGGGATTTTCCAGAGTTGAAGAGAATGGCCTTAGAAGAATATAAATACTGGGAGCCAGAAACTATCATCATCGAACAAAAAGCATCGGGGCAACCCCTAACTGACGAATTACGCACCTTAGGTATCCCTGTTGTGAAATTTACACCAAGTAGAGGAAACGATAAGATGGTCCGTGTAAATTCTGTCGCACCTATTTTTGAAGCAGGAAAAGTCTATGTACCTGACGAAAAGTGGGCAGAAGAAGTTATTGAAGAATGCGCCGCTTTCCCGTATGGTGATCATGACGATCTTGTTGATAGTACCACTCAAGCAGTGATGCGATTCAGACAAGGTAACTTTGTGACTCTCGAGGATGATTATGATGACCCTCCTCAAGAAGATGTTTTTAATGATGAAAATCGATATTATTAATGTTATAAAAACCAATGGCAGAAGATAAACCTTTAAAAAAACCTTTTACAGATGAGCAACAAGATTTTCTTATGGATTATCTTTTTGAAAAATATATGAACGACATGATGAAATCCAAAGAAAGAAGTGAAGATTTTTATAATCAACCACCCACAACAGATCCTGAAGGCAATATACTTATGCAAGCTTCATTACCCGGTAATTTTAACAAAAGAGAAACAGAACTCTTGATGGGAGAATCCCCTATGAAAAAAACACTTCCCGGTAATTTAAACAAAAATGAATTAGAAATGTTAATGGGTTTAATTGATCAAGGTGTTAAGGATACCAAGAAGGAAGGTATCATGATGGCTCGAGATGATCGAATTGGAACATTGATGAATTTATTAGAAGCGGAAAGAATGTCAGACAATCCAGATTTGGATAAGATTAGAGAATATGAAGGTGAACTATTTAATTTGATGTCACCAAGAAAAGCAGCCGATGGAGGAATTGTATCCTTAGCTGGGGGTGGTGATCCTGCAGATGAAATACCACTTAAAAAAACAATTAAGACTCCTTCTACTTATGGTAAGAGAGTATTTGAAGATTTTTTATTTGACGCGGGGTTCGTGAAAATTGATCCAGATACCGGAAAGCCTCGTGGATCAAAAGGCGACTTCAATAAATATCTTTTAAAGAAAGGAATCAAACCGGGTTCTGCAGCAGGGACCACGGAACTAAATAAGATTCTAAAAAAATTAAACAAGCCGATGTATATTTCGTTAGAGATGGCACAAGGTGGTAAAGGTTTAAGTCTCGCAGAAGAAGCAACCGGTACAAAAAAAGGAAGTGTAGGAGCGGCTGATCGAAACAACGTTTTCAAAGGCGTTGACGAGATAAGAACTAAAGCAAACAAAATGGATTTTAAAAATACAGATCAAAAATATAATTTTATTAAAAAAGAGATTAAAAAGAAATTTCCTGCCATCGCTGCAGGGACGCTAGCAACACTCGCAAAGGGAACAGCTTTAGGTATGGGATTAGAAATGTTCATGCCACAAGAGTTGCAAGCAGCAACACTATACTCACCTGAAGACATGGATAAGATGTTGGGTGAAATGGCAATCAGGGAGACATTTAAATAATGGCAATTGATAAAAGAATTACAGGCGAAGCAGGCGAACTAGATATCGAAGAAAAGGATATTACCGAGGTCCTTGGTCCGGGAACCACGGAACAAGAATCAACAGTCGAAATGATGGACGATGGTTCTGCAATCATCAATCCTGAAGAAGAAACACCGGAAGTAGATTTCTATGACAATCTAGCGGAAGCCGTTGATGAGTCCGAACTCCAGCGTATATCCAACAAGTTACTCGGCGATTATGAAAATGCCAAAGACTCTCGTAAAGATTGGGAAGATGGTTATGTCAAAGGATTAGATCTTTTAGGATTTAAGTACAACGAACGCTCTCAACCGTTCCAAGGTGCAAGTGGCGTGACCCACCCTTTATTAGCCGAATCCGTTACACAGTTTCAAGCACATGCGTATAAAGAAATGTTACCCGCGGGTGGTCCCGTACATACACAAGTAGTCGGTGATCAAACACCGGATGTGATGGCACAAGCCGAACGTGTCAAAGATTTCATGAACTATGAAATTACCAATACCATGGAAGAGTATGATCAAGAGATGGATCAGATGTTATTTCATCTACCCCTCGCAGGATCGACCTTTAAAAAAGTTTACTACGACGGTTCTCTTGGAAGAGCAGTATCGCGTTTCGTGCCCGCAGAAGATTTAGTCATTCCGTATGAGGCCACGGATCTTGAAACAGCAGAGATGATTGGACAACGTGTGCGTGTCACAGCCAATGATTTACGCAAGAAACAAGTCATGGGTTTCTACCGCGACATATCTTTAAAAGCAGGACAAGAAGAACAAGATCAAATTCAACAAAAATACAACGACCTTGAAGGGTCTCACCCAGAAGAAAATGATGACGATATTTTCAATCTCATAGAGTTCCATGTGATATGTGATATTCAAGGTTTCGAAGACAAAGGCATGGATGGTGAGCCTACTGGCATTATGTTGCCCTATACAATTACAATCGATGAGAACTCCTCAGAGGTTTTATCAATCAGAAGAAACTACAGAGAAGATGATCCGTTAAAAAGAAAAGTAGAATATTTTGTACACTACAAATTCTTACCGGGTTTAGGATTCTATGGCTTTGGATTGATACATATGATTGGCGGTCTATCTAGAACTGCCACGGCAGCCCTACGACAATTACTAGATGCTGGTACACTTTCAAACTTGCCTGCCGGCTTTAAGGCAAGAGGGCTACGGATTCGTGATGATGACTCTCCCCTAAAACCGGGTGAGTTTAGAGATGTTGATGCACCGGGTGGAAGTCTTAGAGAAGGATTACTACCATTACCATATAAAGGTCCTGACCAAGTGCTCATGCAGTTACTAGGATTTTGTGTGGAAGCAGGAACACGATTTGCAGCAATAGCGGATCAAAAATTAGGAGAAGGCTCACAAGCTAATCCTGTTGGTACCACCATGGCAATCATGGAGCGTGGTGCCAGAGTCATGTCGGCTATTCAAAAGAGATTACATCACGCACAGAAAAAAGAGTTTAAAATACTAGCAAGAGTATTTGCAGAGTATCTACCACCAGAATATCCGTACAATGTAGCTGGCGGTAATCGTATGATTAAGATGCAAGACTTCGACGATAGAGTTGATGTCATTCCTGTATCAGATCCTAATATCTTTTCGATGGCACAACGTATTACGTTGGCACAAACAGAATTACAATTAGCACAATCTAATCCACAAATTCATAATTTGTATGAAGCATACAGAAGAATGTATGAAGCGTTGGGTGTGCAGAATATTGAATTAATACTACCCCCACCACAGGAGCCCACCCCTAAAGATCCGGGTATAGAAAATGCGGCGAGCTTAACAGGTCAACCAATGCAGGTATTCCCGGGGCAGAATCATCAGGCACACATTGATGCACATAGAGCTTTCATGAGTTCCTTTTTGATTAAAAATAACTTACCTGTGTTAACAGCATTACAAGCACACGTGTCAGAGCACATGGCATTAATGGCAAGAGAACAAGTAGAAGCGAAAAATGCCCCTGTCATTCAACAGCAGGCACAACAATTCGGCGGTCAAATACCACCAGAACTACTACAACAGTTCCAAGCACAGAACGAAAAAGAGATTTCAGAAGTAATTGCATCAATGACAAATGATGCAGTCGCTGAAGAGCAAGAATATTTAGAGAAAACAGGTGACACCGATCCACTGATTGATCTAAAACAACAAGATTTACTCTTAAAACTCAATGATCAACAGTTGAGACAGAAGGAACAAGAAGAAAAGTTTGAAATTGATCGTGAAAGAATCAAATCTCAAGAAGAACAGACCGATAAACGCGTTCAAACACAGCAAGATATTGCAGATTTAAGAGCACAAACCACCATGGCGAAAGCGAGAGGAGCAAACCGTGGCCCGAATGCCTAAAAAACTTACTGCTGAGCAGAGAAAAGCAATTATGAAGCTATTAGCGAAGAAAAAAGGCGTTGATGCTAATCAAATTCGTGCTGAAATAGCCCAAGTATTAAAGGGCGGTACCGCAGTTCCTCGATACGCAAGTAAAGGCGGACACATTACTAAGAAAAAAAAGGATGAGACCAAAAATGCCACTAAAAAACGAAAATAATCAAGCCGTAGATGAAGAAGCTATTGAAATAGTTAT